GTAAACACAGTTTTGAATCTTCAGGTGGACACACTTTTAAGATTGCTCTTTTTACAAGTTCAGCTTCTTTGGGTGCAGCAACTACTGACTATTCAACAACAAACGAAATATCAAACACATCTGGATCTGCATATTCTGCAGGTGGAGCTACACTTACAAACAATGGTGTATCTTTATCATCAACAACAGCTTTCGTTGACTTTGCAGATGTAACTTATTCTTCTGCATCTTTTACTGCAAACGGAGCAATGATTTATAATACTACAACAGATGGTGGTTCAGGAACAACTGATGCTGTTGCTATCATCGCATTCGGTGGTGACAAGACAGCAAGTAACGGAACTTTTAAAATAGAATTTCCAGCAGCAGACGCAAGTAACGCGATAATCAGATTAGCATAGGAGGTCAACCATGTCGGTGACTTCAGGATGGGGCCGGTTAACCTGGGATCAGGCTAATTGGAATAGTGCTGTAACTTTAAAAACAGGTTGGGGCGCAAAGTCTTGGGGTGAAGACGAGTGGGACGAATTAAAAGACGCCGTTGCTCAACCATCTGGTTTATCAATTTCAGCTAGTGTTGGATCTGTAACTGTTGATGATGTTCATCAAGGTTTAACAGGACAATCTTTTTCTGCATCTGTTGGTTCAATAAGTTTACCAGACATAGGAGTTGGTTTTGACGGAGTGTCAGCAACTTTTTCTGTTGGTTCTATTGCACCAACAGAAATGTCAATTGGATTAACTGGTCAATCTATAACTTCAGCAATAGGCGCTCCTGGTGTTGATGATTTAACCATTGGTTTAACAGGTCAATCTATAACTGCTTCTCAAGGAACTGCAAAAGCACCTAATCAAACAGTTCAGCCTTCAGGTTTATCTATAACTTCTTCACAAGGGACAGCTGAAGCAATAGTGCTTCAAGAAGTTACATTATCTGGGCAGTTAGTAACATCAAGTTTAGGTTCTGTAACTTTACCAAATGCAACTGCTATAGTTAGTGGTTTGTCAATCGAGGCGCAAGAAGGTTCTCTTGTTGGACTAGGTGGTGCATTAGCACAACCAACAGGTCAATCAGCTACAGCTAGTGTTGGAACTTTAGATCCTAATGACATGTCATTAGGATTAACTGGTGTATCATTTAGTGCTAGTGTTGGATCAATTACAGTTGTTGATATGCAGGTTGGATTGACTGGTCAATCAGCATCATTTAATATTGGAACTGTTGATATATTTGCTTATGGAAATGTTGACCCTGGTCAAAATAACAGTTATAGTGACGTTCCAACAGGAACAAATAATAGTTATTCTGATGTTGCAACTGGATCAAATAACAGTTATAACGATGTAGCAGCGTAGGAGAATTTTTATGGCATCAACATATACACCTTTAGGTATAGAACTTCAGGCGACCGGTGAAAATGCCGGAACATGGGGTACGAAGACTAATACAAATTTACAAATCATAGAACAAATTTCTGGTGGATTTACACAACAATCAATAGCAGGTGGTGCACAAACTACAACGTTATCAGTGTCTGATGGATCAACTGGAGCTGTGTTATCTCACAGAATGATTGAATTCACAGGTACAATTACAGGAAATCAAGTTGTTACAATTCCTTTAGATGTACAAACTTTTTATTTTTTAAGAAACTCTACATCTGGTGCATATACAGTACAATTTAAATATGTGTCAGGATCAGGATCAAGTGTTACTTTTTCTGCTACAGATAAAGGTGATAAATTAGTTTTTGCAACTGCGGACGATGGAACAAATCCTAATATAAAAGAATTAACTTTAGATGCATCAGGAACAGTAACAGAAACTGGAACACAAACTTTAACAAATAAAACATTAACATCACCTAAAATAGGAACATCTATTTTAGATACAAATGGTAATGAATTATTTTTATTAACAGCCACAAGTTCAGCAGTTAATCAATTAACATATGCAAACGCAGCCACAGGAAATAAACCATCTCTTACTGCATCTGGTGGTGATACTAATATTGGTGTATCTATACAGCCAAAAGGTTCAGGAACAGTAACTATCGATGCTTTGACATTTCCAGCAGCAGATGGTAGTAATGGTCAAATATTACAAACTGATGGATCTGGAACACTAAGTTTTACAACGCCTTCTAGTGGAATTTCAACAGGAAAAGCTATTGCAATGGCAATCGTAT